AACGGCGCATAACCGCCGCCCCGCTCGATAAAGGCGCGGTCGAGCCTCTCGGCATCGATCATGCGGATCTCGGTTTCGCAGTCGTGGTCTGACCAGAGGCGCACCGCCCGGCCGCCCACGCCGCAGATCGCGCCGCAAGTGTCCCAACCGATCACGGCGGCAACCTCGGTGAGGGTGGCCTCATAAGTGAGGGGTTCGCGCCGCTTCGTCATGCCGCAGCACCCCGCTTCGAAGCGCGCTGCTGATTGAAGAGGACGGCGGCCTGGTAGGGATCTACGCGCTGGTCGACGCCGTGCCAACGAGGTCCTGGCGCCAAATCAACAGGATAGAGATCGGGGCGCAGATGATGACGTGGAACGCCGGTAACTTCCTCCGCCTTCAGTACATGCTCGGCGGGCAACTGTTTCGATTGGTTCAACCACCGCCAGACCGTGGGCTGCGATACGTCGAATGCGTCAGCCATCGCCTCCTGCGTGGGGAAGCATTCAGCGACCTGCATCAGGGCTTCAAAGCGCGTCGGTGTCGTCATACGCTTACGTATATACGTGAACACATAATCGTCAACGGGAAAGTTGGATGAACTGTTATTCGGTTCCGTATACTCGTTCGACCATGTGGGAAATTGTGCCGGAAAACCTGATCACCGCTATGCAGCGGGCCGGTATGAACCAGTCCCAGCTGGCAAACGCAGTGGGCGTAAAGCAGCCTTCCATTGGGCGGCTAATCAGCGGAGAAACCAAGACAACCAGGGCGCTCGATCGGATCGCCGCAGTTTTGGACACATCCGCTGCCTACCTGAAAGGCCAGACGGATGATCCGAAGGCTAGCGACGGAGTCCGTTTCGTCCCTGCAGTCCAAGAACCGCCTGCGGAAACAGCTGCAGACGCGGACCATGTTGAAATTGATATGATCGATTTCGCCTATGGGATGGGGGGCACGTTCACCGATACCGACCACATCGATGTCGAGAAGGTAGGCTTTTCCCGCCGATGGCTGCGCCAGTTCACCCACTCTGCGCCAAAGCAGCTCTTTACCACCAAGGGCATCGGCGATTCGATGGCGCCGACCATCTCCGACCATGACATCGTCGTGGTCGACAAATCCGACCGCGTGCCGGAGTTTGCCGATAAGGTCTGGGCGATCGTCTATGGCGGCATGGCCATGATCAAGCGCCTGCGGCAGTTGCCGGACGGTTCGATGTTGATCAGCTCCGACAACCAGCTGGTGCGTGATGCGCGTGCCACGGACGGCGAGCTTCACGTTGTCGGCCGCGTTGTCGCTGTCGTGCGGAAGCTATGACCTGGGCGGCCGATACCACGCTTCCCGCCATGTCGCTCGCAGTGGTGGGCGCAGACCACGCCAATCGCGATGGATCAGACCGCCGGTTCGAGATCCTGTTGTGTAAGCCGGGCGAGGCCGTGGAACTTCGGCCGGAGCCACGCAACCGGCATGATGGTCGCGCTGTTGCCGTGTTCTCCTCTCGCGGGGTGCAGATCGGGTATCTTACGGCCGAACGATGTGGCCGGATTGGCAGCCTGATCGCTGGAGGCATGGCGATCCATGCGGTGTTCCAAAAGCAAGCGCAGTTCGGGGCGTGGATTAGGGTGGCATTCAACGGCGAGGTGCCGATCGTTGCGGCCGATAAACCGGAAGCGAATGCCGTGGGTGAGCCCCGTCAGACTTTTGACCACGACAACGGCTTTTTTCCAGATCCGATTTGGGATGATGAGTAGGCGAAATGAACGTGATTGGCCGCGCTGCGGCGATCTGCGAAAGGTTTGATTGGATGGACCGCAGACAGATGCTTGCCGGATTGATAGCGCTGCTGGCTACGCCAGCACCGGCGATGGCGGCACGGCGAAAGTCATCATCATCCACTTCGCGCGGGCCAAGGCGTGTCAGAGGTGGCGCCTATGCCGGTGGCGGGGGCAACAAAAACGCCAGCTACTCCAACTGCTCCGCCGCCCGCGCCGCCGGTGCGGCGCCGCTGCATGTGGGCGATGGTGGCTATTCCCGCCGCCTCGATCGCGACGGCGATGGGATTGCCTGCGAATAGCAATTTTCAACCAGGGGGCCGCTCTGAAACTGCAAACATACCTGTTCGCCGCCGTCGCACTTCTCCTGTCTGCTTGTGGTCAGCAAAAGACAGATGATGAGACCGCTTCACAGTCTACCAGCCAATCGACCGAAAATGCTGATAACGAAGCAACGCACATTGAAAGTGCGGAAGTCCTTAGCAAAGCAAGGCGAGAGGCCGAGGAGTTTTGGCCCATTATCGGTCTTCCAAAGGGGGCTCCCAAAGCTCCTGTCTCGGATGCTTGCACAACATCGATTTGCGAGGCGAAACGGGTTCAATTTGTTCGAAATGATTGGCCAAAGGCTTGGCGCGGAGATCATCAAGGTCAGGTCAATGCGGCATTTTGCCGTAAAACTGGATGTAGCGGCGCTGTTGTCATCGATAAGGTAGATGCCTGTGCTTGGCGCCTAGTTGTCGCTAGCAGCCGTTCGTCCGACTCCGGCGATATGGACGCCAGAAATCTGAAAACCGACTGCGGCGATCTTGATCAGTTTGGCTTAGAAGCGGCTCAGTCGAGAGCGCAAGGATATGTTGCCGGCCCCGCCTGAGAGGGGCTGGCGTTAGGCGCTCTGCAATTCGAGCCGCTGTTTCAGGCCGCCAGCGCCCATGGTGGTCTCAACGCTTTCCACCAGCCAGGATGCAGCGTCGATCGCACTGGTCCAGCCTGACAAGGTGGCCTTGGCGTTGGGCTGGATCTGCATGTCGGCCTTGGCCAGCCCATAGGTGAAGACGCGCTTGCCCCGTGCGCGCTTCTTCGCCTCGGCCGAGGTGGCCTGTTGGGCTTCCGCCTCACTAGCATAGACGCGCTTGAGGCGCTTACGGTTGGTGCCGGCAGTCTTATGGGTGCGGCGCTGGCCGGTGCCGGAATCGTGCCACTGCGCCTCGGCCCCATCATACTGCCCCCGATCGGCCTGGCGGCAGGACCATTGCCAGCCATCCTGGCGGGTGAGCGCGATAGTGGGGATCGCCTTGCCGGTGGCGGTGGTGGCGCTGCCGACCGGCATGAAGATGAGCTTCTTGTTTTTCCACGTTGCCAATGCGTCATAGCGCTGGCCGAGATCCTTGACCAAGGCGTGGTCGCTCTTGTTGTGCTGCTCGAGCAGGGCAATGGCCAGGCCGGCTAGATCAGGGTGCACCTGGGCCGACAGGCCATTGCGCGCGGCGATGGCGGAGAGGAGGGCGCCCAGCGTGGTATCCTTCCACACCTTCACCCGGCGCTGGCGCGCGGTGCCGGTGAAATCGGCCGAGCGGGCGCGGATCACGATCTTGTCGGGCGGGCCGCTCTCTTCCACCTCGTCCACCCGAAACGCACCCTTGTTGACCAGGCCGATGGTCACGTCGTCGCCGCTTTCCCAGCCCAGCGCCAAGCGGATGTAGCGGCCCGTGCTGGGGGCTTTGAGCTGGCCATCGTGGTTGTGCAGGGTGAGCGACAGCTCGTCCGCCTCCCCGCCGCGCTTTTCGGTGAGGGTCAGCTCGAGATAGCGCGGATCAATCTTGTCGGCCAGATCGGTGCCATCGTCGAGAGTGAGCCGGATGCCGGCCTTGTTCGCGGGCATCGGTCAGGCCTTGCGCTTGAGCGTGACAGTGAAATCGATGCTGCGTGGGATGCCTCCGGCCATGATGGTCTGGTGGGTGAGATCGAGGCCGACGATCACGTAATAGCCCCAGACTTCGCCCAGGCCGTTCATCAGCGCCCAGGCATTACCGGTATCGCCCATGCTCACCAGCGTATCGAGCGCGCTATATTTGCCCGCGATCTCGGGGATGCATGAGCCGCCGATCGTCACGTCATCATCGCCGGGGCCGATGAACTGCACGGCCGGGCGGGCGCCGAAACGGTCGCTCGCCTCGTGGCGCCATGTGATGCGGCGCTGCAGCTCCGAATAGGCGAGTGTGTCCATGCCGAACACGAACATGCCCAGGGTGAGCAGCTGGCCGGGCGTGGGACCCGAGGCCATCAGCGGCCGTCCGTGTCGTAGCGCGAGCGCGCGGACACGCCCTGTGCGGCTTGGATCTTGCGGGCCACGGCATCGGCCAGTTCGTCGGCGCTTTGCCCGGCGGCGCCATAGACGTTGATGATGACGGTGGTGGGTGCGGTGCCGCCGGCACGGCCCATCGCGTTGGGCGTGGCCGAGGCGGGGTAAAGTGCCATAGCGCCGGCAGCGGCCACGCCGGTGGCCATGCGCCGGGCGGCGCGCGCGGCATTCTGGCCTTGCCCATCGATGCCAAGTGCAAAGCCGTTGGCAACGTGGCCGCCCATGGTCATCATCAAGCGAGAGGGCGACTTGATCCCGAAGAAATCCTTGAATGCTTGCACCCCGTTTCGCGCTACCTCGAGCAGCCGGTTGCGCAGGCCGAATGGGTCGATCATCGCCAAGAGGCCCTGCATCATCATGCTGCCGATGTTGCTAAGCCAGGCTGGCGCGGCCGAGAGGGTATCTTTCACCCACTGCCAGCCCGTGTTGAACGCGGCCTTGATCTTGTCCCAGTTGGAATAGACCAGATAGGCCAGCACGCCGATCGCGATGCCGATTGCCACAATCACCAGAATCATGGGGTTGGCCAGCATCATGGCCCCTGCGCGCATCATGCCTTGGCCCATGAAAATAGCCGCGGTGCGAAGCATGCCGAACGCACTGGCCACCTTTGGGAAAGCCGCAGCGATCGAGCCTGCCTCGCGGAACTTGGCGACCAGTTCCCAGCCTTTCGCGAGAGGGCCGAACAGCCCACCCAGCGCAAACCGCATCGCGCCGAAGCCAATACGCATGGCGACGCCACCCGCAGCGGCCTGAATGAAGAACTTGGTGAGTTCTGGGTGGGCGGATGCAAAATTGCGCATCGACTGGGCCATGCCAACGAGGCTGGCCGAACCATCGGAGATGGCGGGCAACAACTGCTTGCCCAATTCGATATTCAGTGCCTTGAGAGAGTTGGTGGCAAGCCCGACAGCCCCTTCCGTGGTTGCCACGCGAGACAGGTATTCCTTCTGCATCGAGCCGGCATATTGGGCATTGTCCCCGATCAGACGCATGTTGGTCTGCAGCTTGTCGAGGTTGGTCAGCATGGGCGCGATAGCGGCCACCGATTCCGAGCCGAATAGGTTGGTCAAAATGCCGGCTTGAGCCGCTTTTGGCATCTTGGCCACGCGGGCCAGCACATCGTTAACGGCGCCAACGGAATCGGTCTGCATGCGCTGGGAAACCTTCGACGCTTCGAGGCCGAGCGACGAGAAAGCTTGCTTTTGGCTTTTCGTGGCGGAGGCGCCCGCCGTCATGGCCAGCATCATGTTCTTGATGCCGGTGGCTGCGATCTCCTCTTCCACGCCGACGCTGTTGAGCAACTGCCCCATTGCGGCAACCTGGCTGGCGGAAACACCGGCCACTTTGCCCAGCGCGCCGATGCGGGTTACGATGTTCGAAACCGAAGTGGCATTCCCGCCATAAGCATTGGTGAGGGCGTTCACCTGATCGGCAAGCGTCACCACGCCAGACTGCGACATGCTGAAGGCGGTGCGCCACTTGGCCATCATCGCGCCGGCCTCGTCGCCGGTCATGTCGAAAGCCACGCCCATCTTGGCGGCATCCTCGGCAAAGCGTAGCAATTCCTGCCGGGGCACGTTGGCGCGGCCGGCGGCGGCGACGATCGCGGCGATGCCCTCGGCCGCCATGGGGATTCGGGTGCTAAGGTCGAGTAGGTCGCTCGACATCTTGGCAAAGGCACGGGGAGTGGGGAAATCCACGACCTTGCGCACGTCGGCCATCGCGGATTCGAACGTTATGGCTTGCTTGGCCGCGAATGCGAGTGGCGCGGCCATGGCAATACCACCCATCACTCCGCGTGCGCCTGCCTCGCGATGTTCCGCGCCCCGGTTGCGGATGTTGTCGGCCTGTGCACGAAGTGCATAGGCGCGGCGCTGGGCTTCTCGAGTTTGATCGACCAGACGGCGCTGTTCCTCAAGACGCCGGTTGGCGCTGGCCAAGCCGTCCGACAGGGTCCGTTCGTGTTGACCGAGGCGGGCTACGTCGACGCCTGCCGCGCGCATCTGCGATGTAAGCTCGCGAGCGTGGCGGGTGGCTTCCTGTTCCTTGGCCTTCATATTGTCGAGATTGGTGGTGGCCGAGCGGATTTGCGATACGAGTTTCTTCGTCGGCGTTTCGCCGGCGACGATCTGCTTGCGCAGGTGCGAGAGGCGTTCGGCCGCGCCGGCCGATGCAGCCTTCGTCTTTTTCAGATCCTCGCTAGCTGTCCGCAGCGCCTTAGCTTGGCCCATCTGCACATTGAGGGCCTTGGTTTCCTTGCGGAGCGCCTCGATCTCTTTGTTGGCGCTTCGCCCGGCATCGACCAACTTGCGCATGCCGGGCGTCATCCGGTCGATACCGATGAAATTCACCAGCAGGGACAGCTTCCGCTCGCTCATGATCAGGTCTCCGGCGCGCCCTGCATCCTGTTCCAGCGGTCCACGGCAAGGGCGCGCCACCGGGCCAAATCAGCAATGTCCATCTCTTCCAAGACGGACGGCGGCCAGTGAAAGACGGCCGCAATGTCGGCCATCATGTCTTCGGCGCGTATTCCTCGATGACGGCCATCATCATCTTCCGCTCCGAAGCTGACATAAAAAAACCGCGCACCACGCCGCCGATTTCGGCCAGATCTTCGGAGGCAAGGCCGTCGGCTTCGATAGCCGTGAGGGGTGGGTTGCTGATGCGCGGGATCAACTGCAGCAAAGCCGTGATGTCGGCGCGCATGATGTCTTGCAGGGAAAGGCCTCGCAGTTCGCCGCTCTTGGGTTTGCGCAACTGGAGCAACTCGATCAGCTGTTCGCCGCGCTTGATCGGTTCACCCAAGGTGACGGTTTCAATCTGCGGCGCAGCGGGTGCTGGAGGCGCGACGGTTTCGGCCATGTGCGGGGCTTCCTCTGTCTGCGGGGCGGGAGGGCCGGGGGCGGGAAACGGATAAGCGCCCCCGGCCACCATCGACCGGCGCCCCGCAACAGGACCGGCGATGGATCTGCGATGTGGGATGTTTGGGGTAGGGCTCGCGCGCGCGCCAGCACGAGGGCGGGTAAAGAGCCGCGCTACCGGAGGGGAACGGCCTGGGGTGGAAATGGGGGTCGACCCCAGGCCGTGCGCTCACCGTGGAAGCGGGGGGCGCGGGCACATTTCTAGCTGATTTAACCTGTTCCGGCAATTTGTTACGTCACCAGCCCGTGGGATGGCCATCGCGACATGAAGAGGGCTTGGGATGGGTACCGCGACCCATCCCAAGCCCGGCGCGAACCGTGGTAGGCTGCACGCCTTTACGTGCTAGGGACCCGCACCTAGCCGTGCTGTGTACTTTGACATTAACTGGTGAGGATGGCCATGATCTCGGCATAGCGGTCGATGCCGCCGAACTTGTAAATGCCTGCCAGCATATCGATCTCCACTTCCTCGACGCCGTCGACGACGCGACGGTAATACGCGACCGCCATCTTGTACTTGTGCTCGGTATCGTCGCCGGGCTTCGCTTTGCCGAAGTCGATTTCGGTGAACCTGCCGCCCAGATAGATTTCGACCGCCTGGGCGGCACTGCCGTCGTCAGCCTGGTAGGCGCCTACCAGGCGCAAGGGCACACCAGCGACATCGGTGGTTCCAAACGTGCGGACCAGTTCGGCCGTGTGGCCGCCCATAGTCATGGTGGCTTCCATCGCCTCAACGCCCTTGTCGACCTTGACCGACCCAGGCATGCCGCCAGCACGCCAGTCGTCGTTGATCGCGGCGATCTTGGGCTCTTCGTACTCACCGATCGTGCCCAGATAACTGGTATTGGCGCCATAGGCGTTGATGTTCTTCAGTTTGCGGGGGAGGCCCATGGCCGGATCCTTTCAGCGTGACGCGAGTGGAGAGGGGGATCAGCCGGTCACGCTTGCCGCGAAGCCGGTGTAGTAGATGTCCGTAATCACCAGGTTGACCTGCGGGTTTTCCATCGGGGCGCAGGGGGTGAACTGGATGCGGAATTTGGGGCGGCCGGCGGCCAGTTCGCCCGAGGTGTTGGCATCGGCATCGAAAAATGCCTGCGCGCCGATCACCTTGCCGTCGCGAACCAGCTTGCGGAACTGCGCGTTGACCGTCTCGAGCTGGTCCTTGATCAGGCCAACGGTCATGGGCTGATCGAAGAACGGGCTGAACGCGGCGGCGATCACATCCTGCAGCGCGTAGAGCGTGCGCACCGCGCTTTCGAACACATACTGGCTCTGATCGTCACCAGCACAGGTGCGGTTGCCCCAGAAGCGAAAGCCGGCCGAGGTGCGGATGATCGTGGTGATGTCGGCATCGTTGAGCAGGCCGGCATCGGTGTCGTTGTCGAGCAGATCGTAATGCACGTCGTGCGTGATCGCGGTGATTCCGGGAACGGTGACGTTGCTGATCGTCTTGTGCCAGCCCACCGTCTCATCGAGATAGGCGCGCATGCCCAAGGCTCGGGAGACGGCATCGCCCGTGACGGTGGCGGAGCTGTTGGGCCAGATCAGCATCATTTCGCGCGCACCAAATTCTTCGCGATAGGTGCGCGCCTCGGCATTGGTGTCGCCGATCGCGCGGGCATAGGCCATGCCGCGCAGTTTTTTGGCCAGGATGGCGAGCTTGGTGGTTACCGCCTGGGTATCGAGGCCAGGGGCGCCAATGATGCGCGGGCGATAGCCGGTGATCGCCTCGGCCTTGAGCAGGGCCTGCATGCCCGTGTAACTAGCGCCATCGGTTGCGCCGATCACGGCAGCATCCTGCGCATCTTCATCCACGCCCACGGCCACGCGCACGATCACGATGGTGGGGGTAACCACATCATCGATCGCCTCGAGCGCGGCCTTTAGGGTGCCGGCGCTGCCAGCCTTGCCGGCGGCGATGGCGGCCGAGGTGAACAGCACCGGCGTGTTGAGCGGAAATGCTGCGTCGATCGCGCCCTGGCTTTCGGGCGCCACGGCGGTGGACGTGCCGATCAGGCCGATGATGGCGCTCGATTTCGTGCTGATCGTGCGAGTGCCGGTGGTGGATTCGATAAGCGTGATGCCGTGGGCCATGGCCAGGATCCTTCAGCGGGTGGGCGCGGGGAGCGGGATGGTGAGGGTGACCAGGCTGTTGCCGAGGGCCTGGGCGGTTTTGCCGGTGATATTGGCAGCGAGGTTGCCCTCGGCCGGGGCACCGGACAGCGTGACCTTGGTGACGATCAATTCCGTCTCCCACGTCTGGATGGCCAGCGCCGTGGCGGCGCGCAGCAAGTGCGCGGTGGCGGCGTTGGTGGGCTGGTCGATCAGCTCTTGCCAGAGCGAGCCGAAATCACGGTAGATGAGGCGCGTGCCGACGGGCGTGGACAGGATTTGCCCGATGCGCTGCGCCAGGTGCGCAACGCCTGAAAGGGGCTTTCCCGTGGTGGCGTCCATGCCGTTCATGCCCAACGCCATGCCCCCCGCCACGCGCGCAGGCGAGGCGGGGGGCGGGTAAGGGCGGGCTTTACCGTTGCCGATCAGGTGGGGGGCTGGCCATTGCCGGGGTGGGAGTGGCCCTTCAGGCTCTTGCCGCCGCCGATCACGTCATCGCTGGCAGTGAGCTTGCCCTCGATCGTCACGTCGCCGCGAATCGTGAGGCCGCCCGGCGCATCGATCGCGGCGGTGGCGCCGGCCGGGAGGATGGCGGTAAGCGCGTGGCCCACGGGATCATAGCCAATCCGGGCACCGTCCTGGTATTCAACGACCTCCGCCAGCGTGTTGCCCGGCGGTGGGGCATTGTCATTATTGAGGCCGAGGATGGCGATGGCGTTGCCGATCTGGCCATCGGGACAGAGGAGCACTACCTCTTCGTCTTCGCTAGCCGGGGACCAATTGCGCGTCTTGCCGGCGCGGCCAGCGACCCAGCGGATGGGAGGGGTCTCGCAATCCTCATCCGTGTCGGGGTCGCCATAGCGCACAACGCAGCGCGGCGGATCAAGTGTGACCGATACGATGGTGCCCAGGCGTATGAGGGTGGAGAGATCGGCCGGGATGTCTTCGTCGTCGGTCACGGCGCCGGGGCATCCGGCATGGCGACAGCCACCCCTGCATCGATCAGGGTTTGGACATCTTGGCGCACTTTGGCGAGGCGAGTGCTGTTACCGGTGAGGGTGTCGTAGTCGGTTCGGGATAAGGCAACCATTTCGGCAGCGTCACCGGATTGGTCATCGAGTAAGGCAGGACGATCGGCTCCGGGCAGATCGGGGTGTCCGGGCTGACCCGCAGGGCAGGATGCTGGCACGCCGTTAGCAGCAGCATAGGCAGCGCCAGCAGCGCGGCCGCGCTCGTAATAGGTTTGCGCTTCGGCATTGGAAATTCCTGCGAGGGTGGCGGAGATGAGGACCGGTTGATGGTTGGCGGCGGCCTGGGCGGCCCGCGCAGTGGGCTGGGCGTCTTTCACCTTGGCCAGTTCGGCTCGCGCGGTAGCCAGATCGGCGCGCAGGTTCGCGCGGTCGACCAGCAGCCAGCCAAGAGCGACGGCGCAGGCCAGCAGGGCCAGGGCGGCAAGGGATGCGCCGGGGTGACGGCGTATCGCAGCCCACGCGCCAATGGACTTGTCGAGAAGCCAGGCGATCATTTGTCGCCTCCATCCGCGCGGTTCTTGACCAGTCCAGGCTGGGGAAGCCAGCGTAGAAACACGGGAAGGCAAAAAGCGATGAAGCCAGCCAGGATCGATGCGATCGGGCGCCAATTCTGTGGCAAGGTATTGACGATCTGCGGCACAACGGATGGGTTATCGACTATCCATTTCACGAACAGAGCGACGATGGCGCACAGGCGCACGCTCCAATATCGCTGCAGCATTAGCAGCTCGCCCAGGACGAGCTTGATCATGCCGCATCCTTGAGGCAAAGCGCCTGCTCGCGCCCCCGCCGCGCCGTCAGGCCGGGAATGACAACTAGCTTGCCTGCGATGCGGCCCTTGTTCCAGGCGAGCAGGGCATTGCACGATCCCCGCACATCGCCGGCATTGATTAGCCGCCGTGCGGTGGACCCGCACCAGTTCGCTACCCCAACGTTGTAGGCGAGCGATACCGCAGCAAAGCGGACATAATCACGGCGTGGAATCGTGAGCGCGAGGCCGGGCGTGCATTGCATGACGCCTTCGGCGTGCGTCACCAGCTCCTTTTCAAGCAGCACCGCGCATCGGTTCTCGGTGAGCTTGTCCTTCGCCGTCACGCGCCGGCCCTCGATCGAGGTCAGGCCGTCGCAGATCGTGGCGACGCCAACGATGTCGAGATAGGCCTGAAGATATTGCTTCCCCGAGACGTGCCGCACGGTCGCCGTGCCATCGGGGGCCATCGTCACCTTCACGGTGCGGCCGCTCTCTTCCTTGGGCGTTTGGGTGAGCAGGAGCGAGGCCGTCACCAGCCCAACTACGGCGGCCAAGGTGCCCTTCTTGACCGCCAGGCGTGGCGGTGGCGCAGTGTCTGGAGCGTTCATGGCCGTTCCTTTCGATAAAGGAGCGCCTGAACCGTTGCCGTCTCGTAGATGCGAATGGCGGTCCAGACGATGGTGAGCACGGAGGCAATGACAGGCAGCACGCTGATCAGGCTCCCGAGCAAGGCAGCAAATGAGATGAGATCGAGCGCGTGCTTCACGCCGTCGGGCAGAGCATCGAAGTATTTGTTCACGGGTCGGTCCCTGGCGGCGAATGCGCAAACGCGCGCGATGGCCAGTGGTAAGGCCATCGCGCGCGCGGAGGGACCGGGCAGGCGGGTAGAGGCGGGGCTTACCGCTGACCTAGAGGAAAGCGGCCGGATCGAGCGCCCGATCGTCGCCGTAATAGCGGCCGCCTTCGGTCAGCCAGTCCTTGGTATAAAGCGCAAAGGCAGCGGCATCGACATCGGGATAGAGGAGCGTCGATGCAGTCAGATCTTCGACATACCACTGGTAGAGGGTGGACGAACGACCCTTGTGGAGGTTGGCGCCAGCAAACGAACTGTAGTTACCCCAGCCAAGGTAGAACAAAAGATTGGCGAGCGTCGGAACGGTGCCGGCAAAGGCGCTGGCGGCCCCGTTCTTGAATTGCAGGCCAACGGCCGGCACGCCGGGCGACAGACGTTGGCCAATGAAGGTCGCTTGCCCAGGGTAAGGCCGGATCAGCCCGTGCTGAAAGATGATATCGTAGTTGGCCGTTGCGCTCGACGCCGCGTGAATGCCGCCTTCCGCCGGCTGCGTGCCGGTGGTGAAGATCGAGGGACGTTCGATCCGCTCGATCGTGTGCATGTAGTAATCATGGTCGGGGTTGGCGATCACCCAGTTCTTGAGCGCATCGGCCGCGCGGAGAATGGCATAGCGGTTGGCCGCATCGTTGACCTGGCTGACCACGCATTGCAGCCCGCCCTTGGCGGTGCGGGCCAACTGCATGTCCGTCGCCTGGTCGGTGCGCACCATGGTGGGGTGCGTCAGTGCGGGATCCACGTTGAGCAGCTTGGCCGCGTATTTCGAGGCGAGATTGGTGATCGTAGCGCCGTTGCCGGGCACGCCGGTGGCCGGGTTGCTGCGGCTGTGGCCGAAGTCGACCAGCATGAGCGAGCCCTTGTTGAGCAAGGGATAGTTGTCGGGAATGCGCGGCAGGGCGGGATTGGTGAAAGCCGCGCCGGGCAGGTCGAAGAGCAGGCCGTTTTTCGCCATGTCAGTAGCCCCACAGGTTCAGAGAGTTGACGGTGCTGTTGGCAAGGTCGGGATTGCCCTGGTTGCCGGTCGCTTCGAGGTGGACGCGGTTCGAACCGCCTGTCGGGTATTCGGTCCACAACCCGGCCACGTTGACGATGATGTTGCCCACGTAGCGCTGGCC